AGAGAGTTCCGTTTGGCAGTTGAATTTGTTGCAGGTGTTCAAGTTGCTTATCCTGACCTTTGCGTTATGGCTTCTGAACAGTAATAATTAATAGATTAACTTATTTAAGATATTTTTTTAAGGTAGGAGGGAGAGATTTCTCCTTTCTACCTTATTTTGTTTAATAGAATAATATTATAAAATATGGCATATAATTCTTGCAGTTCAATAACATTAGCGAGTATAGACGCTCGTTGTGACAGTTCAATAGGTGGTATCAAAAGAATACTTATTGCACAAAAAGATGATGTAACCGACGTAACTGTAGATGATACTACTGGTATTATTACTGCAATTACAATGGCATCAAGTAAAAAGTTCCAACAGTGGCTATTTAGACGTAACACTGGTAACTATACATCAACATCTACATCTGATGCTACAATTGGTAATAATAGTGTAACAACCGAAGTAAGTTTGCAATTTAGTAAAGCAGAAGCACAAAAGAGACTTGAGATTCAATCCGCTATAAATGCTAATTGTGTAGTTATTATTGAAGATGCTTATGGTGAGTATCTCTATTTAGGTTATGACAATGAAGTAACTATTACTAATGCTGTTATGCAATCAGGTACAGCAACTGGTGATTTAAGTGGTTTTACTCTTACCTTTACTGATGAGAGTGCTGAATTACCTCACTTTGTAGATAGTTCAATAATTAATGGCTTGATTGCCTAAATAATTATAGGGGGTAGATGTAACTATTTATCCCCTATATTTGAATAATAATGAAAACTTTTTACATCTACAAACACACCTGTAAGATTACCAACAAAGTCTATATTGGTCAAACTTGCCAAAAGAATCCTTATAATAGGTGGTTGAGTAATGGTAATGGTTACAAGACTCAAAGATACTTTTGGAGAGCAATACAGAAGTATGGTTGGGATAACTTTGAACACACTATAATACAAACTACTGATACTAAAGACAAGGCTGATATACTTGAAAAGATGTGGATTTATTACTATAAGAATAGGTGTGGTGTTTATAATATGACAGAAGGTGGTGAAGGTGTTGTAGGACCTATTCCCTGGAATAAGGGATTAAAAGGGTGTTTTACTAAAGATACTTTGCAAAAGATGTCTGACTCACACAAAGGTAAAACATCTGGTAGAAAGGGTAAAACAGGATTTACTGCTTGGAATAAAGGAATACCTTGGAGTAAAGAAACTAAACAAAAATTATCAGAATCTCATAAAGGTCTCTTAATAAGCAGTAAGCATCCAATGTATGGTAAACATCATACTGATGAGTCTAAACAAAAAATATCTTTAAGTAAAAAAGGTAGAAAATGGTATAATAATGGTACAATTCAAGGACAATATTTTGAGTGTCCTGAAGGATTTATATTAGGAAGATTAAATAAAATAAAATAAAATAAAATTATGAGTTATAATTCTTGTAAAAGTTTAGAAATTGCGAGTTTTGACTCCACTTGTGATGAAAGTAGAGCATCCATTAAGAGAGTATTGGTTTGTCCTAAAGAACTTGTAGAAATATACAAACAAAGTGAAAGGATAGTACAAATTTTTCCAATTGCATACGCACATAAAACAATACCTTATCCTCAAGATTATAGGACTGACCCATTTGTTGAATATAAATTTAGGAGAAATACAGGTAGTTACACATCTACTTATACTGGTGATAATACAACAGGTAGTCAAGTAGTTACCACCGAAGTATCATTGCAGTTCAGTAAAGCAGAAAATCAGAAGAGATTAGAATTTCAGAAACTTACTGGTAGACCTTGTGTAATGATTATTGAAGATAATTATGGTCAATATATTGCATTAGGTGTTGATGCTCCTATAGTACTAACTAACACAGTAATGCAAAGTGGTACTGCTAAATCTGATTTAAGTGGTTTTACATTGACATTTACTGAAGAGAGCAATGTATTTCCTCCTTTTATACAAGAGGATTTTGACATTAATGGCTTATTAATTAGTAGAGAGACCACTGAATTATTCATTCCAGGTCCTGGTTTTTATGAAGATTATTTTGAAGGTACTCCTGAACGAACAATTACTTCAGGTAGAACTTTTGGTGGAGTATTGTCAACATACTTGCAATCCCCGCGTCCTTATAATGGAATTGGTAGTTTGTATTTAAGTGATGAAAGTCCTCTTCCTTATAAAGGCACAAATAGTTTCAAAAAGAAAGTGCTGCTGAATGGAAATACTTTTTCAATTGATGCAACAAGTAATTTAAATAACAATGTTAGTTTAATTTATAAATTAAAGAACGACGCGTTTACAAACACACCGTTATATGTAACTGTTGAATATACGATTACATTCACTACAGCAGAAGGCCCTTGGGCAGTAGTTTTAACTGTTGATCGTATGCGTTGTGTTGCTTAATTTCAATCAATCCCACAGATTCCAAGTGAGTTTGTGGGATTTTTTTGTGTACTTACCTTACTGATGTAAATTTAACATTATATTTATAGGAATTTTCTATAAAATTTGAGAAAATTCTGACTAAATTGGCACAAATTTAATAGAAATTCTTTGAAATTATGGTATATTTGGATAAAAATTCAACAAAAGTGTTATTTCCAAGAATTAGTATTCAGGAGGTAACACTTATTACTTTTATTAACCAAATCACAAAAGAAATTATTGAGTGTAGTGTTACTGATGAGACTACTAATAATAACTTCTATACAGTTGATTTGAGTGAGTATATAGACCACTTTACTGTAGGTCAGTATGATTATACACTTTATAATGATAAAGTGGCTATTGGGACAGGAATAATGCAATTTGGGGAGTATATAACTCTTAATGATAAATATACACCTGATATTGAAATAGTACAATATAATATGTAACAGATATGATGGAGAATATACAATTATCTTATGTGAACTATTACCCAAGTAAAGAGGAAATATCCCACACTATTGATAGGAAAACCTCAAAGAAATATATCAATTGGGGTGAGATGAACAATATGCCTCAATACTTGTGGGATAGTTATTTACAGTGTAGTAACCTACAAGCATTAGTTAATACAGTGGTGGATTATATTAATGGTGATGGTATTGAGACTACATTTACTAATTATGATGATACAGAAACTCTTAATGATGTAATTAAGAAGTGTACATTTGATTTAGTATTATTTGGTGGATTTGCAGTGGAATGTTTAAGGGATAGTAATAAGAACATTACTCAAATAAATTACATCAATGTAATGAATGTAAGGGTTGATGAGGACCTTACAACAGCATTTCTTTCAAATCAATGGGGTAGTTGGTCAGGTAAAGATGTAAAAACCTTGCCTTTATTTAACAGTAAGAGGTTACAATCTCATTTTATCCTCTATTACAGGGGTAATATCACAAGAAACATCAATCCAGTACCAATGTGGTTTGCCTCATTAAAGAGTGTAGAAGTGCTTAATGAGAGTAGAAATTACAATCTTAACAACATTAAGAACAACTTTAATGCCAACACCATTATAGCCCTTAATGGAACCTCTATTAAGAGTAGTGAGATGGAGGAAATTAAGGAGAAACTTAAGGCTGGATATAGTGGTAGTGATAATGCTGGCAAGACTTTACTTATAAATAACACTAATAGTGAAGGTAAAGTTGAAATAACTAAACTTGATAACGATAAAACTGTGGATTTATATAAATCTGTCCAGGAAAGTTCTATAGATGACCTGTATGTAGCATTTAGAATTAATCCATTACTTGTAGGAATAAATCAGCAAACAGGGTTCAATCAGCAAGATTTTGCCAATAGTTACAAATTATATGATAAAACTGTTGTATCACCTTTACAAAATCAGATTGTAAAGGTATTTAATAATATTGGTGTTGAAATAACTTTCAATAAATTTGTTATTATTTGGGAGGATTGATTATGAAGAAATATTTAATATATAAACACCTTTTCCCCAATAATAAAGTTTATATAGGACAAACCTACCAAAAGCCAAATTATAGATGGAAAAAAGGAGAAAGTTATGCTAAAACAACAATAGAAAAAATATCAAACTCTCTTATGGGACATTGGGGTTGGAATAAAGGTAGAGTATGTACAAAGGAAACTGTTGAAAAGATGTCATTAGCCACAAGAGGAGAAAAAAATCCCTTTTATGGTAAACATCATAATAAAGAGACTATTAACAAAATCAGATTAAAAAATTCAAAACCTGTACTACAACTTACACTTACAGGTGAAATAGTTAAAGAGTTTCCTTCTTTAAAAGAACTTGGGTTTGATAAAATAAACAAAAAGAAGATTTTAAGAAAGTCAGGTGAATATTTCTATATGTATAAAAGTGATTATTGTATATATAATGTAGAAGAATTAATACAAAAATATAATTCTATTATATACAGTAGTGTTATTCAATACAGTTTGGATGAGGATTTTATTAGAGAGTATTCTTCATTAAGAGAAGCAAGTGCAATCACAGGCATAAATAGAAGTAGTATTACAAAATGCTGTCAGGGAAAAGGTCATACAGCAGGAAATTATAAATGGAGGTATAAAATATGAAAACGATATTTCTTGTATCTGAAGATACATTAAAAAAATTTACAAATATTGGGTCTAATATTGATGGGCATTACATTATGCCTGCAATATATAATGCTCAATATATAGATTTAGAAAGGCTTATAGGAAAATCTTTGTTAAAAAAATTGCAAGATTTGGTTGCTGACAATTCAATATTTGATAATGATGCTTATAAATTATTACTTGATGAGTATATAACCCCCTATTTATGTGCTCAAGTAACTACAGAATTACTGCCAATATTACAAATAAAATTGTCAAACAGTGGCACTACAGTTAATCAAGATGATAAAAAGTATCAAATGGAGTTTAGGAATGTACAGACATTAGTAGACCAATATCAAAAGTATGCTGATGCTTATGCTCTTAAGATGAAGAATTACCTTGACAGTCACTCAAGTGATTATCCTGAATACAATCAGTGTGTAGATTACTCTCATAAGAATGATGTAAGTGGTTGTGGTATTTACCTTGATGATATACCCTACAGTAAGTGTAACTATAAATATAAGTAATATGAGATATATTGATTTAGTTAATACCATTAAAGATGTATCATTAAAGCATTACCTTGTAAATGAATTTGCTGAAGGTGATGTATATGAATGGCTAAACAGTAAGCAGCATAAATATCCTTGTGTAGTACTTACAACTAATAATATCAGTACAGGTGAAGATATTAACACACTTAATGCTAATTTGTTTTATGTAGACAGGCTTACTGATAATGATGATAATAAACTTAAGATACAATCATTAGGCGTAACAGTACTACAACAAATCCTTAATAAGCTGGATGTCCCTATATTTAGTTGGGACAACACCACTTATACACCATTTACTGAAAAATTTGCAGATTTATGTGCAGGTGTATATGTTACATTTACTGTAGAGTATGAAGCAGAACCATTGTGTGATAACGGTGAATTTGAAGTTAAAACACTGAATATCACTAAAAACGGTAAATATGATGTTACTGGTTATGATGAAGTTATAGTAAATATTTAAATTTTATATATATGAATTACGAAAGTTATAAACAATTTTTTGATGGTGGATTTTTCCCAGTAGACAGTACTCACAACCTTGTAAATCTTGAAAATACAGGGGAGTTTAGTGTAAAAGCAACATTAGGTAGTGGTGCTGATACCAAAGTTGTAAATCATTATTTACCAAGTGTACAAGGCTTAACTAATATGCTTAATAACTATACAGGTGGTACTAAAATGGAGTCGTTACAGACGCATTCAAACTACTTTATCCCTGAAATTTATGATGCAAATAGTGTTGCTGGGTGTCAAAAAGCAATTATTAACTACTTTGAACAACGCAATAAACCAATAATAATCAATGTTAATGTTGCTGCTAATGCTAAAATTGTTTTCAAACCCACTTATGAGGACAGCGATTTATGGATTGATTGGGGGAATGGAGTGAAAAACTATTATCATCTTAAAGCAACTTATAGTGTATCACATACTTATGAAACTGCTGGTACTTATAAAATCAAATTGTGGACTGAAAATGAAGGTATTGAAGTGCAAGGAAACACAATACAATCAATCAAAGTGCCGTATCATTGCAACATATTGACTTCTACAACTGCATATTATGGTGTTACTAAAGTGGATGAACAGATTGCAAGAGCCAAATTGAATGTAAACAGCGGTGCAACTCCTTATGAAGGTACTGAAGCTATTGCGTTTGGTGATGTAGACAACGCAGTAAACTTCAATACTGGTATAGCTGACTTCTGTGATTTAGGTGATTTTGTTTCAACTTTAACACTAATTGAAATCGTTGCAAAGAACCTATATTGGGACTGGAAGGATTTGTCGTTTGTAAATCAACTCACAATAGACGTTTATCCAGATGATATAACTGCTAAAACGGCAATTGACTACTTTGCTAAACAGACTTATACAGCAGGCAAACCGATATTGACTATACTCAAAGGTAGTGGACAAGAAGCAATTTATCAGTATGCACAAACAAAGAAGGATAAATTTAGTTCAATTAGTAAAGAAGAATAAATAATATGATAGATAAAGAAACTCACAAGGACATTAAATTTTACTTGTGTGTAATATTAGGATTTGTCTTAATGATAATTGGTGCATACATTCCACCTGAAGGTGTTTTGGACAGCTCAATGTTATATGGTAGTAGTTTCTTTTTAATACTTGCAGGATGTGTTGAAGGGTTAGACATTAAGGGTATTATTAAAGAGTTGAGGCTATTAAAAACTGAATGTTCAACTCCAAAAGAACAAGCTAAAATTATTGATGAACTTAACAAGGAGAGGGAGTAATCTCTCTCCTTTTTTCTTTATAAAATGATAATTTACTAACAAAATGTTATATGAAGGATTTTGAATACTTTAAATGGAATGAAATAATCAACAGTAACACTGCTAATAAATACAAGATAAATAATACCCCAACTGATGATGTAATAATTGATAACCTTGAGGCAACATTAGGTGCAATTAACACTATAAGAGAATGTTACAAGAAACCTATAATTATTACAAGTGGGTATAGATGTAAGGAACTTAATGCCAAAGTAGGTGGTAAACCTAATAGTAAGCACCTAAAAGGACTTGCAGTTGATATTAAATGGGATGACAATTTGATAGATTTTATCATTAAAAACTGTCAATTTGACAAACTTATTAAAGAAGAAGGTAAGACTGCTAAATGGATTCATCTGGAGCCTAATGGTAATAGGAAGATAGTAATTAATTTAAAAGTATAACCCTGTCTGGGTATAATGCAAAAACCTGTCTGGGTGTAATGCCATTATACTGGACATATTAAAAATCTTACGTATAAAGAGAGATTTTATATTGAGTGAGACAATCCTCCACCTAATATATAAAAGTGTCCCAGATTGAAGAAAAATAAGGCCCTTGAGCCTTTAATGAATGAATATGAAAGAGATAAAGAATTGGATAATTGCTATTCTGCTGCTAATAAGCGTTATTTTAGGCAGTATCATCTATTATCAGCAAAAAAACCCTGTAATAGAAGAAAAAGAGGTCAGAATTACTGATACCATTACTGTTGAACAAATAAAGGAGAAGACAAAATTGGTATATGTGGAGCATTTTGATACTATTGTGGTGTATAATACTGATACTCTTACTATAGAGATACCTATAGAGCATAATCAGTATGTAGATACATTCAGCACAGACACAACAAATCTATCAGTAAGGATTGATTATAGTGGTTATAAGAGTAAGATAGACACTATAATGTATGATTTTAACTATCAACCAGCAGTACAGCCAATAAAGAAACAAAAAATGAAGTTTGGTCAAAGTATTACATTAGGTATACAATGTGGGTATGGTATAACTGTTAATCAACAACCATCATTTCAACCTTATATTGGTATTGGCTGCACTTATGGTATAGGTGTTACTTGGTGATAAAGTAAGGTGTTATTTCAATTAGCACCTTTTTTATTTGACGCATTTAAAAGGCATTTTCAGCCATTATTTTTCTTTAGATGAGTAATTATACCACTTGAGGGGTAAAGTGCTGCCAGAATTAAAATAAAGTGGGTATATGAGGCTCTTATCAAATAAGTATAGTAATGAGATGAATTGTAAAAGGTCATTTTTTAATCAGTAAAGTGGTTATTTCATTCAGTAATGAGCAAATCAATCAACTTACTTAAGGATGATATTTTTCAATTAGTAACCTCCATTAGTAACAAGTTAGTCTATCTTACTGATGTACCCATTAACATTTATTTATATTCCCTATATATATAAGGTACGCGCGTATATATATGTATTATATATTCTTTTTTACCTATACTTTAGGATAATACTTATGTTCTATATATAATATATATATAATATATATATAATGGGATAGGAGAGTGAGTAACATTTTTCAAGTTGGTGATGAGTTTTGATGAATGAAAGTTGCACATTTTATTCAATGAAAGTGATGAGTTTTAATATCAAGTACAATGCACAAATTTAAATAAATAAATCTATAGTATATACTTTATAAACATATTTTTAACATTATAATAAGCCTGAAAGTGTCAATTTTACCTCTTACATTATGGATATTTAGTAACTGAAAAATAATTTTTTTGTAATTATTGCATAAAAAATTACTATAGGTATTGCATATATGAAAAAGAAATTATAACTTTACACTGTCTTTAAGAGACACATAAGTTTTACATCAGGGAGGTTTGAGATATGACCTTGAGATAAGGTTGTATCTCATAATTCCTTCCTTAAGGTAAGCATTAAGAGAATTAAGGAAATGAGTGTATGATGAGGTGCTTAATTAAGAAAAAGTGATTTTACCTTTATTGGATGAGATATAATGATTACCTTTGTACCATCAAATTGAGATAATGACATTATAATAGTAGACTACTACATAATTGACTGTTATGTAGTTCTTATTTTACCCCTAACCTCCACTTTTTATGAAAAAAAGTGTATAAAGAGTTTCACAAAAAATGGATGTGCGTTTGACATAACAAACTGAATATCAACAAATTAAATAGAAATAGTATGAAATTAGCAACTGAAGTAAATCTTACAAAGGGAATTATAACAAATAAACCTTTTGAGTTGGATGAAGAAGAGAAGAGTTGGTGCAATGAAAATTCTCCTTTAATGAGAATTGTTAACTGCAAATAATTTTGCCTTTAGGGTAACTTTTTTCTTCGGACAACTTCTATAAGATTAAAAAACAGGCAAAAAAAGTTACCTTAAATAATCAAGTATAAATAATTAATAATCAAATAGTTATGATAGTAAGTGATAAAAAATTTATTAGTGAAATCCCTGGATTTGAGCTTCCAAATGGGATTCTAAACAAAAAGTTAGCAGGATGTGGAGCAACTGAATTTGCTATTAGAAATGATGAACCTACAGTAATCTTAAGTCCAAGGTTAGGTCTTATAGAGAGTAAGGTAAATCAACATCCTGAAATATTAGAGGTTAAGGCTGGAGTTACAGTTAAGGATATTCAAGCATTTACTGGTAATAAGATAATCAGTACTTACGATTCATTTTACAAGATTAAGGAGGCTATTGACCTCACTCATTACAGGATTTTATGTGATGAGATGCAGTTTATTATTAAAGATAGTGCTTTTAAAAGTAATACTGTAAGGAGAATGTTGAATGACCTTAAAGATTTACCTAAAGTTACCTTTATTAGTGCTACTCCATTGGAAAACATTTTTAAAGAACTGTCTTATTTTAAGGATATACCTTATGAGGAAATTAATTGGGTAGATAATACTGTAAAAGAGAAACTGAATCTTATATCAGCAAATAGTCCATTATTAGAAGCTGCTAAATTAGCTAAATCTTATGCTAATGGAGTAATGATGGAAGGAACTGACAGTATAGTGATATTTGTAAATTCTATTAATGGTATATGTTCCATCATTAAGAAAGCGGGATTAACCCCTGATAATACAAATGTATTAATGGCGGATACTGATGGTAATAAAATAAAGTTATCAAAGGTTGGATTTACTAAAGGTACACTGCCTAATAGAGGTGAAGAGTATAAACCTGTTACTATTTGTACAAGTGCTTATGCTGCTGGTGCTGATTTTTATAACAAAAATGCAGTCTTGTATATTATAAGTGATGTTTATGTTACTAAACCTTTTAGTATTGCTGATGAAATACCTCAAATTGCAGGCAGATTAAGATTGGGTAATAAAGGCATTAGTCTAATTTATAAGACAGGCAAAGTACAATATGCTACAATTGAGGAAAAGAGGTTAAGAACCAAAGAATTAGTGGAAGGTTATAACCAATCTACAGGTGTAGTAAGAGAAAAACAAATTCAATCATTAGAGGCTTCTATTAAGATTGGAGGTCCTTGTGATACGGATTATATGTTTTATAATAGAGATACTGAAATGTTTGAGGAAGATGAATTAGCTATACTTGCAGATAAGTATAACATCCAGATACTTAATACTTATAAGAATGGAATCTTACTGTCTAAAGGGCTAAAAGAAGACTTTGATACCACCAATAGTGCCATTAAAGATGATGATAAGATTGAACTAATTAAGAGAGATAGAGGATTTGAGACAGCATTAAAGGAATATATTGCAGGTAATGCTTACATTAAGGCATCTATACTACTTCAATATCCTGCTATTACAAAGTATATGAGTGTTATTAATGAGCAACAAGCAAAGGCTTTAGGTTATCAAGAGAGTAAGATTAAGAATTTTATTGCTACCAACAGTAAGGTTGATGACATTAAAGGTGAAATACTCAATACTTTTATAAATTCTACATCAGTAAAGAAGGTAAAAGAAATGCTTACAGCAATCTATAAGAAACATCATATACAAAAGAGTGCTAAAGCAACTGATATTGTGGTAATGTTTCCTGATGTATATGAGATTAAAGCAATAAAGATTGATAATCAAGTAACTAAAAAATTAGTAAGAAAGCAATAATATATGTTCAGTATAGGTAATAATAGTGATACTTATATAAGTGATGAAGTAATGGGTTCTTTACCTATTACTAATCAACAAGTAAGTAATGATGAGTTACAAATGGAGAATGAATATCTTAAGGAGAGGTTAGATAATGCTATCAGGTGTTACAAATCCCTTAAGAGTAATTATGATAGTCTTGTAGAGAATTATAACTTACAGGCTAAAGCATTATGTTGTGTACAACAAAAGTATGCTGATATAATGAATAATGCACCTTTTGATAATGGATTTCTTGAGTATTGTAAGTGATGTTTGGTTGTATGAATAATGAATTAAAGAGTAAATGGGAGTATCAAAGAAGATGTCTTAAAGACAGGAAGAGACTTATTAGGTATATAGTTGAGCAAGAAAATAAATTAGGTAGTAATGGTGAGATAATCTATCAACCACTTGATAATGAGGTTAAAGAGAGGTGGTATAGATGGATATTTAGTGAGTACAATTAATAAAATTATTATTTCTGTATAATTTTTTATTATAGGTATTGTATATGTCATTTATTTTGCTTACCTTTGTATCACTTTTAAGAAAACAAGGTATTAACAGTTAAAATTGAAGATTATGGATGTTACAAAAAATCAACAAGAAATTATTATGAGGTATCAGGAGTTAGTAAATCACTTGAAACTAATCATTGAAAATGAAGAAGAGAAAGTGAATTACTATAGAAATGCTTATTACAAGGAGAAAAATCAAAAGTTAGAGCTGCAAAACACACTTGATGAAGTAAACAAAGAGTTGTTTAACATTAAAATGGAGTTAATAAAAGGTAATGCTGATGATATTATTAATGCAATTAGACAATCAAATCAATGATGTAGTGTTAAATTAAGATTTCTTGTAGTTTCCTTTTTTAGTTGGTATAATTATAGTAACTTTGTACCATCAAATTAAGGATAATATGAAGTATTTTTTAAGAAAAATTGGTACATTTTGTTACCATTAGTGGTTAAAGACCTATAATAATAGGTGGTTACAGTTAGTTTGTAGTATAGATTATTTAGTATGGAGGTAAACTTATGAGTATTTGGAGAGATTATCCCAAATTAGGGAAGTATCATTCAACTAAAATGTTAGGTAATTTAAGTAAAATCTTTCAAGAAGTGTTACCTGATGATGATGAAGATTGGATGATTAAGTATATGGCTCATAAAGATGGTAGGAATGTCACTCAACTTAATGATATTGCCTTATGTATGAGTAAAGATAGTGGTGTAGATATTAAAGTGTGTTTCAAGGCATTATACAATATTATTAGAGACACTTACTTTGGTAAACTTGCGGAATTAAATATAATGAAATTTATTCAAAGCAAAGGCCATAAAGTAGTATTTGCTAATGGTGTGCTTGATGCACAAGGTATAGATTTAATAGTAGATGATAAGATGTACATACAAGTTAAGCCTGACAGGTTCTTTAGAGGTAATAGTAATAGAAGCTTACTTGTAGATAGAATGAAGTTGTACAATCAATCATTAAAGTATGATGATTATTATGTAATGGTGTACAAAACAAGATGTTATGATACATTTGACCATACTGCTTACAGGGTATGTAATTTGATAGATAAATGTGGTTATACTAAATGCAAAGAGTTTAATTATGACAAACAGTAAGATAGTAGAAGTAATAATGAAGGAGTGTATTCCTGAAAAGTTAGCCAATAAATTCAACAAGAGATTTAAATACAAGATGGATAAACTTGATTATATACAAGAGATGTATTTAATCTTACTTGAGATGAAAGAAGATAAACTCACAAGTCTATATCTTAAAGGTGAGTTACCTGATTACTTTAGCAGGATATGTATTAATCAGATTACAAATCACAGTAGTGCTTTTCACAATAAATATATGACTTATGATAGTAAGATTGTAGATATAGATTTAGCAGTAAAATTGACAAAGTTATTTGATGAGGAGATTACACCTCAAGATACATTTAGTTTAGATTATAGAAGTGAAGAATATTATAGTACAGATGGTTCAGATTACTAATAATGATGATTTATTGAAGGTGTTGAAGGATAGGGAAGTTACTTTAGCTTCCCTTACTTCAGTTGAGAGTTGGGATGACTGGCAACTTAATAAAATTAACACATTTAAGGTTAGATTTAATGCTCTTACTCAATTAGAAAAGGATTTATATTGGGTTTACTTGATGGTTGGATTTACAAAAGGTGCAAAAATGTTCAATCTTAATATAGAAACTTACAAAAAGAGAATTAAAAGAATTAAAGCAAAGATGTTATGAAAAAAATTATATTTATACTTATATCACTATTACTGATAGGATGTACAGAACCATTTGAAGGTTGTGGTACTGTAACTAAAATTTATGAACCTGAACCTGTATATGAAATATATTATCAAGATAATGTAAGATATAAATTGTTTACAGGCAAGTATAATTACGCATTTGGTGTGTTAGATAATACCGATACAAGTCATAAAGTGTATGTAGCTTATGATGCATATATAAATTATAATTTAGGAGATTTTATTTGTTTTGAATAATGAATAGTATAGTAATATGTTTGATAGTTACTGTAGCAATAGTATGGGGAATTGGTTATTTAGACTTTCCTCATACTTTTGTTGCAAGAATACTCACCTTAATAAGAGGTAAGGAAGTAACTCCTGATAGAGTTAAGTTACCAAAGCTTTTTGAATGTCCTTTGTGTTGTACAATGTGGTGTACATTAGTGATTTTATTGATTATGAGCCCTCATCTTTGTTGGTTTAGTATTATATTTGCTTTTAGTACAAAATATATTTTATATGCAATACAACTGATTGACAGGCTACTAACAAAGATATTTATCTTGTTTGATAGAGTTATAGGTAAAATTTAATTACCCACATTATATATATAGTACATTATAAATAGTTTATTATGATAAATAAAGAAGATTATGAATTTGGGGTAAAATATTATCCTATTATAAGAAGTATTATTATAGATAAGGCTTGTAGCAGTATTCCTATTGAGTATACTGATTTCCTGATGAAAAATCACTACAGTACTTGTAATTGCAATAGTGGTATCTTTAATGGCACAAGTAGATTTTATAATGCTTGGTTAGAAGCAAAAGCCTATTATGAAAGTGAGGTGAAGGATGAAAACAAAGTTAAGTGTAAAAGAGGTCGTCCAACTAATAGAGACAAATGACAATATAGTCTTCATCCAGGACATTATTGACCTATTAAAGATTAATTGGACTACCTTTTATAAGTGGTACCCTAAAGATAGTGACGATTATCAGGCTATAAATGATGCTTTAGAGATGAATAAGACCACTTTTAAGCAAAAGATAAGGCTGAAGATGCTTGAGAGTGGTAATGCTACAAGTTTAATATTCTTATACAAAGCATTAACAACTGACCCTGCTGAAAGAAGAGCGTTAGATGGTAGAGATAATCAAGTAGATAATACTGATAAAAAGATTGTATTAGAAATTAAGTAAGTTATGGAAGAAGAATTTAGACCTATTAATGGTTGGAAAGGCTATTATATAAGTAATAAAGGTACTGTAATTAGTTATAGAGATAGAAAAGGTGGTATTAATCCTGATAAATTTCATACTTTAAAGCCCGATATTGGACCTAAAGGTTATGCAAGAGTAACTTTATATATAGAAGGTCAAGGTAGATATAGACAACAAGTACACAAACTTGTTGCACAAGCCTTTATACCTAATCCTAATAATTATCCTTGTATAAATCATAAGGATGAGAATCCTCTTAATAATACAGTTGAAAACCTTGAATGGTGTTCTTATCAATACAATAACAACTATAATGATAAGAACAAGAAGATTGGAGATAAATTAAGAGGCAGACCTTTATCAAAAGAACATAAGGAGAAATGCTTGGCTAATATAAGAAAAGGTAAGGTTAAAGTAAGATGTATTGAAACAAACATTACTTATGAAAGTTTTAGTGAAGCAGCAAGAACTTATGGTAGTGCTAAATCAGCCAGGAGAATATGTGATGCTTGTAAGGGTAGGTATGAGACTTCTTTTGGTTTACATTGGGAGGAAGTATTATGACTACAGTAGTACTTCCTCATTTAGAGCCTTGGCAAAAAGATGTATTTGACTATTATACTAATTATCCAAATGGTAAATGGCTGATAATCAAGAGTTTTCGGCAAAGTGGAAAATCAAAGTTGGCTCAATTACTTCTTATATATGCAAGTTTATCTAAAGGAGATTCTGTTAGTATGTGTGTAAGCCCTATTATATCACAATCAAGAAAGATGTTTAATGACATTTGTAAGATGACTCAAGATTTACTTGTTAGGGCTAATGCAAGCCTTTTAGAGATTGAGTTTATTAACGGTAGTACTGTATTGTTTAAATCAGGAGAACAAAATGATTCTATTAGAGGTACTACAATTAAAGGTTCTGGTATTTGTATTGTAGATGAGGCTGCTTATTTAAAAGATGAAGTGTTTTATTCTGTAATAGTTCCTACAACAACTGTTTATAATGCTGATATTTTCATACTATCTACACCTAAATTTAAGAAGGGGATGTTTTATTCCTTATTTAATCAAGGCTTGTTAGATGATGAGAAGGTAAAGAGTTTTGATTGGATTACTTATGATACAAGTAAGTATTTACCACCAGAAACTAAAGAATTGTACAAGAAACAAATGCCTAAATTGTCATATAAATCTGAAATACTTGCAGAATTTATTGATGGAGATAGTACTGTATTTAGTGATTTTAAGAGGTGTATAGGTGATTATGAGTTAAATCCCAACTTACCTTTATATATAAGTATAGATTGGTCAAGTGGTAGTGGTCAAGATGATACATCTATTACATTAGGTCAGGTTAATAACGGTAAGGCTTGTATAAGTAAAGTGATTACTTTTAATGATAAAAATGCTAATGATACTATTGATTACATAAATGTGATGATAAAACAGTTTATCAGGAGAGGTTTTAAGGATATTTACATTACGGTAGAGAAAAATAGTATTGGTGCAATATTTAGTCAATTGTTACTTGATACATTAGATTATCCTGAAGTTACTTTTAATACATTTACTACCACCAATAAGAGTAAGAATAAGATAATTAATCAATTAGTCTTACTTATTGAAAGAAATTTAATTGTGTTACCTAATGATGATAAGTTAATGGTAGAATTGAGTGCTTATGAATGTACTATAAATAGTAATGGATTAGCAATATATAATGCCCAAACAGGTAGTCACGATGATATGATAATTAGTACAGCTATTTGCATAAATAGCCTATATAATGAGTTATTATGACCCTTGAATTAAGAGATTTAAACAGTATAGCCAATCAATTTGCTGAAGCATTAAGGCAATCATTTAGTACTGATAGTGCTACAGGTACATTAGCTAATAATATTAGGTCTATAGTCAAATATGATGGTAGATACTTTACTTTAGACCTTGATACAGTAGATTACTTTAAGTATGCTAATGATGGTAGGAAAGCAGGTAAATTTCCCCCTTTAGATGATATTAAGAGGTGGATAAGGGTAAAGCCTATATTACCTACACCTATTAAAGGAAAATTACCTACAGAAAATCAGTTAGCATACTTGATTGGGAGAAAGATAGCATTAAAAGGAACTCAAGGTAGTCATTTACTTGAGAAAACTGAAGATAGTTTTCAGATTGAGAGAAAGGTCTTTAATGCTTTATATGATGAGATTGATAAAATAATTGATAAAACAATTGATGATGAAATTTATAAGTAAGTTATTTAGTAAAGTAACACCTATACCTAATAAAGATTGGTCAGATGTTACTATAGAGCAATATTATAAGATTGCTGAATTAATAAAAGAGCAGGATGAATATACAGTCTATAACCTAATTGATGTATTATGGAGTATAGATAGTAGTAAATTGTTAGCAAAAGACCTTACAAAGTATGCTAATAGATTACAGTTTCTTAATAAAGAAGTACCAAATGTTACTTTAAAGAAACATTACACTTTTAATGGTAGAAAATATGATAGTTCTTGTGATTTAACAAGTATGAGTACTGCTCAATTTGTTGATTATAATAACTTCATTAAGGGTGGTAAATATGAAGAGATTTTGAGTGTACTTTTCATTCCTGAAGGACATTCTTATAATGATGGATATGATATATTACAAGTGCAAAATGACCTCTTACAAATGAAAATAACAGATTGTATGGCTGCTGCTTTTTTTTTCAAAAGACAGTTAAAGGTATTTTGTCATCTTTTCCAGACTTATTTAATCAAGAAGATGAAGAAGGAGAAGATGGAGAAGAGTCTAATAGACCAATTCAAAAAGGTGGACTTGTACAATTTGGTATCTTACCCTACATCCTTACTTACTGTAATGCAACAAATGAAAAATTATCAGATGCCCTTGAACAACCAATAAATCTTGTGTTATATGTAATGACATTTGAGTATTACAAGCACAAAGAGGAAGAGAAAAAAATTAAAGAAATTCAAAACAGACGTTGATTATGACATTTTATTTAGACCAAGATATTGATATAAGTATAAATGGTATTAAAGCCCCTACAAGTGATGGTATGTACACCTATAAAGTACAAGAGAGTGTAGATGATGTATGGAATAATAGGTTTGTAGGTAATGCATTTATTCAAAAAGGGGAAACATCACACACTTTCCACCTTAATGATATAATTGAAGATTGGAAAGATAAGAATGACCCAAATGATGATATTGCTTTTGATGATACCATTCCTACAAATAATTGGTATAGCACTTGGAGGGTAGTTTTAACAGTAGATAAAGACTATACAAGTAGTGATATTGAGATTTGGATGATTTATAGATACCCTAATAGAGGTAAAATACTTGAGCCAAATCTTAATGATATAGACAATAGTAATATAATTATCAGACAAGGTGTTGCTACAGTGTATAGCGAATATAAGTTTTTCCCTCATATACCTTATATTAAGACGAATAATTTTAAGTTCAGTGTATTTATATCAAGCACATTTGAATATTTGTATAATGCGATAAGTGATAATGTATTTGGTAGTATGTTTATGGAGTTGGTTAATTTAAGAGGAATTATAAATGCATCCCTTGAGACTTGGTTTTATGGATTAAATTACACTACAGATAATAATTTAGATTTATGGGGTACTTATGAGACTACAAGTCTTGGTGATTATATAGGTACAGTTGCAAAAGTAGATATATGCCCTGCTAAATACTATCTTTTATGGCAAGATAGATATGGCAGTATGCAATCTCAACCATTTACAGGTACAGAAACTTATAGTGAAAGTATTACACAATCAACCATTACCAACTATAAAGGTTATAAGAATGTAAGTGGAGTAGATGTACAGCCCAAATGGAAACTTAATACAGGATGGATAACTACTGAACTATATCCTTATTATGAGAGTATATTTGTAAGTCCTTATCTTAAATTGTATATTACTGATGCTGATGAGACAATTGATGTAGTACTTGATGATAGTGAATATACAGAAAAAAACTTTAACAATCAAGGGAAGAAGTTGTTTAATTTGGAGGTTAATGTTAGTCAAAATAAGAAACAAGTAATTAAGTATTGATTATGAGCCAAATACGTTTGTTTTTAGAGAATAAAGAAGTAGAGTTGGATAATAGTGTAGATTTTACTCTCAATCAGTATTTTGAAGACACAAGCAAACCTACAGACAAATATATAGAGTTCAGTAAGACAGTAAGTATTCCTTTTACAATCAATAATAATAGGTTGTTTGGTAGTATTTATAGCCCTGATAGGATAATTACTTATGATAATACAGGTGATTATACCAATATCCATTTTGACCCATACAAAAAGATAAGTATGAGGTTACAGAATGGTGACGATGTCTTAATGGTAGGGTTTGCAAAAATGCTTTCAGTTGATTGGGATGGTGAAAAAGGTGTTTATAATCTCAATTTGTATGGTGAATTAGGTAAAGTGTTTGGTGAGTTAAGTAAGGTTACATTTGATAATACTAATATAGAAGAAGATACACAAGTTTATTTTATTGATGGAGGGCAATACTACAGGGAAACACTTAACAGACAATTGATATATGACAGTTGGAATAGCAATCAGAATGTGATAAATTTAGTAAGGACAAATGATTCGCATTATGAACCGCATAATATAGTTGGATGGACGCCTCTTAATATAAGATATGATAATGATACATTAGACCAAAAATCATTTGAATTAAGTGATGGTAGTACAAAGACATTTACTGAAGTATTAGAACAATTAACTAACCCCACATTTGTTGATGCTACTAAATGTAATCCTGATACTGCTATAGGTGATGGTTTAATGCCAAGAGAAATAGGTGAATGGAGAAGTTACTTACAACAACCATTTATGTATTTTAACAAACTAATGCAATTAATGGCTGATAAATGTAAGTTATTGACAGGTTATGAGTTTAGTTTAGACCCTAATTGGTTTAGTTATAAAAATCCATTTTACAAGAATGTTGTGTTTACATTAAAGAATTTTGAGAAAGATGAGTTTGTAAGCAATACTTATAATTTTGTATTTGACCCAATAAGGTTTCCTGTGAATACTACTGATTATCACATTGGAGCTGTAAAATCTATATCTATACAAAACACTAATGAAGCATTACCTATATACGATACAACTAACAAATGGTTTGATTTGAAAAGTTATACAGTAGGTTTTGCTGCTAAATTTAATATGTACGTTGAAGTATCAAAGTCATTTACATCTCCTTCAGGATTGGATTTGACTGATGATAATGCTCTTATAATATATGTAGCATTAGACTCTCAAAAGACTGCTAACCCACAGTTTAATAATTTTATATTTACAACAACACATTGTACTATAACAAATATACTTAAAGCACAGTACCCAAATGCAACATTTTACAATTTGAAAGCATTTGAAGATAATGGCAGGGCTTATGTATCTGATATTAGTGTGTGTCCAAACTTTTATGCTACTAAAGAAGAATACGGTAATGTGTCATTTATTGTCACGGCTTTTTTCTATAAGACAGACTATCCATTTAATAAAGGAAAATCAAGTGATACTGAAGTAGGTATATGGTCACAAGTACGTACTGATGAAAAAAGTGTATTACAAGCAAATGTATATGAAAATTATACAAGGTCTGACGGTACAGTAACATTAAACACTTTATGGAATAATGATATAAAGCCATTTGATTTGATAATGCAGTATTGTAAGATGTTTAGGATAGGTATATTTGCTGATAATGTTAGTAAGCAAGTTAAATTTATTCCTTACAGCATCTATTTCGGTCAATATGAGGTATTGGATTGGACTGATAAGTTAGACAAAGGGTTAGACTATCAGATTAAACCTATTACATATGAAAATAAATGGGTTAAATTTAATTATGATGACAATTCTACAAAACTGAACGAAAAATATAACAAGAAATTTGGACTTCAATTTGGTGAATATAAGATAGATACACATTATGTTTTTAATGATGAGACAGAAGAGTTGTTTGAAGATATAAAATGCCCAATGGAAAATACTGATAATGTGTTGAGTTGGACTAATCTATATAGCAATAAGAGGATAGTATATAGTTTCCCTGCTGAAAAGTATATCTATAGTAAAAACGATGATGATAAATTACAGGATAACTTTGGTACATTCTATTTAGATGCAGGTATAGTTGATTTTGACACTGAAGACAGATTATATTTGAGGTCTAATATCATTACCGATGATAGTAGAAATATGAGAGGTAGTGGTAAATTTGTTTATAATCAGTATGGTGAGGGTATTAAAACTACTAAATATCATCAATTGAGTACTTTTATAAATAAATATATGATAACTTATACAGTACCAAGTTATACATTCTGCTATCAAGATTATAAAGGTAAGGTTGGCTTGTATGAGACTTTTTGGCAAAACTATTTACAGGAAAGGTATGATGTGCAAAATAAGATTGTAACCTGCTATTTAAGACTAAAGAATAGTGATTGGAATAACTTTGATTTCAATAAATTTGTAAAGATAGATAATCAATTGTACTTTGTTAATAAGATATTTGATTACAATCCATCAAGTAATGAACCTACCAAATGTGAATTAATTACTATACAAGATGTTAATGGCTATATTAAAGATGGTTATAATCCTTATTTGGCAATATCACCTGAAACTGCTACTACAACAAGAAATAGTGGTAGTGTAGTTGTTAATGTTGAAAGTACACAAGATGTATATGTTACAAGCGATACACCCAATATACAGATAGATGGTACAAATTTAACAAGTGCAAATCCTGTAATAGTAAGCAATGGTAAACATACTATTACAACAAATGGAGTACCATCAAATTATAGTAATGCTGTTATAACATTTAAAAGTGGTACATATACAAAGACATTAACACTAACCTTTACAAGTTATTTACAAATAAGTAGTAGAGATGGTGTAGACTATACAAGTGGTCAAACATTATCTTATCAGTCAGGTGAAACTGATACTTGGGTAGTAAGAAGTACAAGCAGTGGCACTTGGGTTGATGTAAATAGTTCTTTACAAGGTTTTAAAATAAATGGTGAAGATGGTAATGGTACATTTGAGTCAATTCTTGATGAGTTAAGTATTGAAAACACAAGTATGCAAGCAGAACAGGGACTTATTAGATTTACAAATACTGAAGGTAATACATTTGATTTATATATAGATTTAGGATAATATGGCAACAGAAAAAGTAATAGTTTATAAGCATATAACCCCATCAGGTAAAGTCTATATAGGACAGACCTGTAGCACAAAAAACCGCTGGAAATCTAAAGGTATTAATTATAGAAAAAGTACTTATTTTTACAACGCTATTCAAAAATATGGTTGGGATAACATACAGCATATTATTGTAACAGATAACCTTACAAAGAAAGAAGCAAATTGGTTGGAGAATTACCTTATAATGTATTATGAGAGTTATAATAGAGATAAAGGTTACAATCTTACTTTAGGTGGTGATTCTGGTCCAACAACACCTTGGAATAAAGGTAAGACTTTATCTGATGAACATAAAAAACACTTATCAGAAGCTCACAAAGGTAAAACATCTGGTATGAAAGGTAGGCATCATACTGATACAGCAAAGAAAAAAATTAGTGAAACTCGTAAAGGAAGAAAACAAAGTGAAAGTTGGAGGAGTAAACAGAAAAAATGGGTTAAAAGAAGTATTACTTTACTTAATCCTTATAATAATCATATTTTGTATTTTTCAAGTAGAAAAAGACTTGCTGATTTTTTTTGGAGTTATGTGTTGTAATGTTATGCACTGTAAAAAATTAAATAAATATAAAATGTTATGAATAGTCGTATAATTCAAATCGACACAACTCAAGCACAAAAGAATGTTGAAGGGCTTGAGAAAGATGTCCAACAATTAGGTAAAGACATTAATAAGGTCAATGATACTAAAGTAAGTGGTAACTTTAGTGGTATTGATAATAACCTTAAATCAGTATCTGAAGGCTTTAAGGGTTTAACTAATGAAGTTAATAAGACAGCTTTTAGTATTGACCAAATAGCACCTAATATAGCAAAAATAGGTGCAGGTATTGCTGGTGGATTTAGTATAGTAAGTGGTGCTATTACATTATTTGGTAATGACAGTGAAGAAGCACAAAAAGCAGTAAGTCAATTACAGTTTTATTTACAACAACTACCTTTAAGTTTCTTTGCAATCGCTGAAAGTATTACAGCAGTAAGTAGTACATTAGATACTTTTAAAACTCCTGTAAAGGAATTTGGTAAGGAAATAGCTGATGCTTTTAACAGTGTTACAGACAGTATAGCAAAATCTTTTTATAAAAAAAATACACGTAAGAATGTATTTAGTTTCCTTAAAGAATCCCTATCTCCTGCTGTAATAAAAGAATCTTTAGGATTATTAAATCAGTTTAGAAATATTGTAGAAGCAGACCAAAAGAAAGTAGGTAGTGTGCTATCAAGTGTGCTTAAAGGAACCCAAATAAGTAAGGATGCACTTGAAGGATTAAATGAAGAGTCTATTAAATTTTTAGGTAATTTTTTAGGTGCATCTACTAAAGTAAAAGGTGCTTTTATAGCAATGACTGCTGGTGTTGCAAAGACTGTACTACAAATGACTAATCTATCAAATATACTTAAGAAAGTAGGAATTGCTTTTGGTGGGTTATTTGGTGCAGGTGTAGTTGTAGCAATTACAGCAGTAGTTAGTGCAGTAAGTGAATATATTGATAAAATTAAGGAACTTGATAAAGCAAGTGAGGATGCTTATAATCACACTAAAGAGTTATTCGATGTCAATACTAAAGGATTAAGTCAAGCACAAAAGCAAATTACTATTGTAGAGACACTTGTAAGAAATGCTAAAGATGAAACCAATACATTAAAGCAAAGAAAAGATGCTATTAAGCAATTAAATCTATTAGTGCCTGAATACAATGCTACATTAAGTAAAGAAGGTAAGTTGTATGAGACTAACAGTAAGGCTATTACTGATTATGTTGAAGAATTGAAGAGAGTAGCTAAAGCACAAGCCGCAGTACAACTTATTACTGAAAAGTATCAGACTATAATTGAAAAGAGTGCTGAATTACAATTAGCAGAAAATATTAAATCTCAAGTAGATGCTGCTAATGAAGAGTATAAGAAAGCAATTGAATTTGCACAACAAAGTCCTACTTACTTAAGAACAGGTATATTAGTAGTAGACCAAGAAGTAAAGGATAGAACATCAAAGATACTTACAGAACATAATATTGAGATTGCTAAAAGTGTTGACACATTAAAGGCTGAAATAGAACAAGCAACTAAAGATATTGAGTATATTTATACTACCTTTGATACTAATGTAGAGTTAGTAACCAAAAAGACTGAAGGTAATGGCACTAAAGTAAAGAATACTATTGACAAACTATACCTTAAGCCCCTTAAAGATATACTGACTATTAGTGATGAACTAAAAGACCCAAGTAATGGTTTTGATAAATGGATTGAGTACTTGGTTAAAACACTCACTGAAGCAGGTAAGCAGATAATGATACTCAATGATGTAATGAGTAGATTTGGTGAAAGTAGTTTAGGATTAGGGTCTCAATATGCTAATGTAGTAAGTGACTTTAGTAAGATGTTTGAACAACTTACCTATATTATTATCCATAATGGTGAAGTAGGTTGGGGTAGATGGACACAAATGGCAAGTAGTGGTATACAATCTGTAGGCACATTATTAAATGCTTTAAGTGACGAACAAGATACATCTACTAAAGAAGGCTTTGAAACTCAAAAGAAGTATCAAATAAGTGCATCAGTAATGAATATGTTAAGTGGTATATTAAGTGCTTGGACATCTGCAATGACTATACCACCACCAGCAGGTCCTATATTAGGTGCTGTTAATAGTGCAATGATAGGTGCATTAGGTGCTGTACAAATTGCTAAAATTAAATCACAACAGTTTGGTGGTAGTGCATCTACAAGCAGTAGTGCTATTAATAGTACAATAATACCTCCTGTAGACTATAGTAGATTAGTACAAGGTGCAAGTACTGAAGGTGCTATTAGAGATACCCGTCAGTTTGTATCAGTTGTAGAAATTGATAATGTACAAAAGAGGGTTAATGTAAGTGAGAATGAAGCAAAATACTAATAGATAAGTACTGATACAATAAAAGGAGGTAGTCTTTAATTAGGCTATCTCCTTAAATTGTAAAGTGGACTTTACAAAATGGATTTTTTTGAATTTTTTTTGTTGTAAAATTTGTATAATCCAAAATAAAGTTGTACCTTTGTAGTGTTCTTAATGAACAAGTGATATTTAATATACAGGCTGTAGATGGCACTAATCTACAATTCAGCCAAAACCAATTAGTAGCCCTAATGAATGGTTGGCTCTTTAAAGGGTGTAGTTGAAATATACTAATAGTAAGACCCTTTGACCAAAACAGTCTTAAATATAAGTCAGGATAGTCTCTTAAGTGTCTTGAGGAAAGAGATTTATATAGGAAGTGGGAAATCTTATATAGGGAAACATTAACCTCTCCTGATGAAGTTTTAAGATAAACCTACAGGAAACTGCAAGGTAAGGTGTGAAACAGTAAATGAAAAATTTTTACTTAACTCACATTAAGGGATTGCTATATCCCTACATTAAGTAAAGGTAAACACAATAAAGGTAATCCTAAAGTAAGAGATAAATTTAATCGTTTACCTTAAGTAAATAAAAATTACATTATAATAGTAACATAAGCTACCAAAAAAGAGCTGCAAAAGGTAGTAAGGTTGTAACAGTTCAGTCCTTAACAGCACCTTAATACTATTTAATAGGTAAAACTGATTCTTGAAAATTGACTTTGATAGCAAAGTGAGAGATTATTAAAATCTGGGCAATGTCCTACCCTGACAACCCAGTACCAACACAAGAATACTTATTAGTTGACCAGTGTAAAATAATCTCTTTTATCTTTGAAAGATTGAAAATGTAGAGTTCTTGCTGGTTTGAATATCTACTACCATAAGAATGGTGTGAGGCAATCCCCTATAAAAGTAAAAGAGCTGGATATAATAGTTTGTCAAGTGACTGCCCAGTGTCAACACAAAAATATTTGAATGTATAGCCTATAAGAGTATAGTAAGTGTATTCTTATAGGTTGTACCTTGTTTAAGTATTTTTGTGAGGTATAAAGGGGATGTTGTGTCTATATAAAAATTACCTTAAAGATGATTAATCTACATTATATATATAGATTGTTACTAATTGATAAATAGATATAGTATGTTACCAATTTATGAATGTAAGTTAGGTGAACTTAATGCTATAAGTTTGGTCTTTAAACCAGCAATTGAAGAGAATTTTCAAGCCTTTAATGAGATGAAGGAGTTGAAGTTATCTTATGATGATGAAAAACACATTGTTTTTGGACCTGCTATTATCCCTAATAAACCTATATTTAGGAGAGACACTAATGGTAGAGAATATTATATTGTCTTTACTGATGATGTAATAGAGCAACTCTATCACAATTTTATGAAAAACAAGGCATTTAATTTCAATCTGGAGCACTCAAATAATGTTGCTAATGTTTATCTATTAGAAGCATTTATTAAGCGTCCTGGATTAAATCCTATAGGTTATGAGGATATTCCTGATGGCAGTATGTTTATTTCTTTAAAGGTTGAAGATGATGGCTTATGGAATAGCATTAAGTCAGGTAAATTTAATGGGTTTAGTATTGAGTGTTTTGTAGATATTGAACCTATAGATGAGACAGAATTATTAATTAATGAGTTATTAGGATGAATAAAAAGTTATTTCAGTTAGCCAAACTCATTATGAAGTTTTCAAACATCCCTACTGATAAAGGTGAGTTGATTATTGATGGTGAACTTGCTATTGATGTAGATGTAATGATTACTGATGAGAATGGTGAAGTAATTAGTGCTCCTGATGGTGATTATCTTACTGATGATAATAAGACTATTGTTATTAAGGATGGTAAGGTAGTTGAAATTAAGGAACCTATTAATGAGGTTATTGAGGAAACTCTTAATGAGGATGAACCTATTAATGAACCTCAAGTAGATAATGAGAAAGACTCAAAGATTGCTGAATTGGAGACTAAAGTTACTGAACTTGAAGGTCTTTTGCAGGATAGAGATGCAATTATTAGTGAGTTGACTAACAAGATTAAAGATTTAGAAGACAAGAAGCCTGTTGAAGAGGCTGTTAAATTAAGTGCAGTATCTCAAAACAAATTTGAGGTTAAAGATAATCCTGCATTAAAGTATTTTCAAGATTAATTAATTATTTTTTATTATGAGTTTGAATTTAAATTCTTTGACTGCTTATGTTGAGCAAAAGAAATTGCCTATTATACGTAAAGCAGTTATTGGTAACAAGAGTGCACAAGAGTTTTATCTTATGACTGGCGTAAAAGGTGCTACTGCTCTTAATCTCTTGACCACTGATGTAAAATTTGGTGATGGTACTACTTGTGGTTGGAATGAGGCTGGTACTTCTACAATGTCACAAAGAACCCTTACTCCTGGTGCAATTAAAGTTAATATGAGTTTTTGTGATAAAGCAATGCTCAAGTATTGGATGAATTATGATGTAAAAGTTGCAGCAGGACAAAAGACACTTCCTTTTGAGGAAGATTTTATTAATGGTGTAGTTGAAGACATCCAGGCTAACCTTGAGAAAGCAATGTGGCAGGGTGATACTACTTCAAATGATGTAAACCTGAAGCAATTTGATGGTTTGATTAAGACTATTACTAATGCTACTGGTGTAATTAAGACTACTTTTGCTGAAGGAGCTACTGTTACATCTATTGTTAATGATGTATATAGCAAACTTCCTTCTGCTGTATTTAGTAAGGGTGAAGTAGTTATTTATATGGGTAGTGACTCTTATCGTAAGTATATTCAGGAGTTGATTGCTAATGGTAATTTGGTTATTACTAATGCACTTAATGATGTTGCGATGCCTGATTCTATCTTGGTACCTGGTACTAATGTAAGAGCAATTGGTGTTGCAGGATTGGATAATACTGATAAGTTCTTTGCTTCTTATAAAGATAACTTTGTATATGGTGTAGATATGCAAGGTGATGAAGAGAAAGCAGAAATGTGGTATTCTCAAGATAATAGAGAGTTCCGTTTGGCAGTTGAATTTGTTGCAGGTGTTCAAGTTGCTTATCCTGACCTTTGCGTTATGGCTTCTGAACAG